ACGCAATTTTGTACCCATATCTATCAACATACTGGGTCATTATCTTGCTAGTATAGTATGCCCTTACTCCATTCTTATGGACTACCGATTTCCCTGATCTTAATATATCCCCCTCATCAGATACAAGGTATCCGGGAAATTCTATTATTTCTTTCCAGTCCATTTTTTTCTCCTAAATTATTGCCGTTGCTTTTCTTCCAAATCCTTTTGCTACAGCATCGAAAGTTCTGGCCACGGCTACATCATTTTTATCATAAAAAACAATTGTAAATCCATTCAAAGTCTTGCTTGTTATATCCCAATAGTCTCCCGTACTGGCCCCATCAATAGTGACCTGGATATTGGGACTTGTTCCAGGGCCCTTGAAGGCCGGGGAATAGTTCACAGTATATCCAGTATTCGGAGCCATCAAATTATTGAATGATTCCAGCCTATCAGGCATATCTGATTTAATCGAGCCGTCAAAAACTCGCGGTGTCACGGAAACATTATTGCTTATCAACTTGAGCCTGAACTGAAATATCCGGCCCGTCGCGTCGGACATAGAAAATTTCCTCCAGATAGACCAATTGTCCTGGGACCCCTCTGAAATCGGGTCTATGGAAGAAAGAGTTATCCAGTCTGCAATGACGTTAAAACTCTCTGTGGTCCGGTACTGTGTTTCCACATCCCAGTCGGAAGTTCCTGCATGGGACATGGCTGTAAGGGCCGATAGGGTTGTCCAAGAAGACATCAGGTCGGCAAGGGTAAATCCCTCCGCCTGAATTTGGGATTGAATCCTGACCGAGTAGATCTCTCCCAGATCCAAGAAATTTTCATAGTAATAATATCCATAGGAATAGTATTCGTTCGTATCCACTCCCCCAACTATGGCCGTATCTAAAATTAGACTTCCGTCTAGTTCCTCAACTTGGCTAAATGATCCCCCTAGTCCCGGAAAATCGGTTGTGGAATCGATGACATTTAGTCCGAATAAATTCGGAATTGTGGTAATAGCAATCGCGGCATTGAGGGATTCGTTGTCCTCGAAATCCACTGCCTTGATTAAATATACTCCGGTACGGGCCTGTGTGAATGCCGTAGTAGCCTTATTGCTAGCCCTTAATAGGGGAATAGACCTATCCCAATATCCGTCGTCAACTGGGGAATATCGGATTAGGTATTCCTTGCAAGAACAATCCGGAATATTGTCCCAGAAAAATTGGATTGTTTCCCCAGTAATATCCATGTGCAAGATTTCAACATCAGTCGGAAGAGAAGTTTTTCTGGAGGCCACCTGGGAAACAAATCCTACGGACCCCAAGTCCAGCCTCTTTCCGGTAGCTGATACAGCAATTACTTTGAAGTTATGGGTCTTCCCTATGTTGTCGGTTTCTACGACATAGGAAAATACTGTCTGTTTGATTGCCGCTACAAGTTCGTATCCTCCGTCATAGTCTACCGATATCTCGAATGTCTCGTAAGCCCCGCTTACCGGAATGTCCCAAGATAGGGATACGACATATTGAATTCCGTTTCCGGTACATTCAAAATTATAATCGGCCACTGCTAAATTCTGTACTTCTGTAGGAGGAGCAAATTCCGTATTGGCAGTAGGAGCAATCTGTGGGTCATAGTCCGGGAACACATCTGTAGACTCAGAGTCATATATTTCGGAGGCCCTTTCAATTAGGGTTATGGTGGCCCCCATATTGTCGTTAGGCTGAATAGATTTTACTATGCAATCGAGAACTATTTCCCCGACTAGTCCTATTATAATTAGATCCCCGATGGCCGGGAGAGGAGTTCCGGCCAGGGTGAAAGTATCATCTGAAATTACCGTGAGAGTGTTAGTATATATTTCCCCGGTTACCGCCCTAAAAGTGTATCCATAGCTATATGCCCCGGTCTCTATCCCGTCGTCGATGGTTACAGTGCTCCCAGAAATAGATTTTACCCTGGCCGGAGAACCACCGACTTGCATTACATCTTGGCTTATTTGGACATAATCTCCCCTGGTACATACCAAATGTTCGAAATCTACATCGATGGTGATGGTCTCTTGGCGAAGTCTATTTTGAAATAGGGCGTACCTTCCAAATCTCCAGGCCTGTTCCGGGTTAGTGCAGGCATAGGAAACTATCTCTTCAAAAACTGTGGCTGTTTCTAAATCATATCCGTCATCATAGACGATAGTTTCCCTAACTTCCCAATCCGCATAGGGGTCTATATAGGAAACCTTAAGGGCGTGTGGACGGGTAGAGTAATGTCGGGTTGACGAAAATCCCGAACTATTCCTGGGAGTAAATATCTGAATAGGGGTATTGTTTAGTCTGTCTACCAGTACTCCGTATTTTCCTCCAGATAAATTTAGACTTCCCTGTGCCGCTCCGGCCAATTGTCCCAAAACTACCTGCAACGTCGGAGAATAATCTATCACCACATTGGTTTGAAATCTGGGTAGAGTATATTCCGATCCAGTTGGGGCTACCGGAACCTCATCACAAAATTGAGCCCATTCATAAACGCTGTCTATTTCAATTTTATCTATGGATATCGGCCTTTTATTTACTTCTCCTGTGAGCAGATCGACAAATGCCCATGCTGGATTGGAGGTAGGGGCCAGGGCCCACACTGCCCCATCATACACATTTAATATGGAGGTACATTCGGCAGATAGGTTTTGGATGGACCCATTTAGTTGTCCAGTAGCTCGTATTTTTATCTCCATGAATACATGGCGAAGGGTAGTTTGTATTGGACCTTCCTCAAATCTGGAAGTAAATCCGGACCAGGATAAATCATCTTGTATGGACTGGGAAAAGAAGGACGTAGATGCGGTCCTAGTAATCCTTACTTTATAGTCGGCATTTATTCTCGGTACAAAACTAAAAGTGGCATAATGGGGGGAGGTTGTTTCGGCAGATATTTGCGTCTTTCCAAGAGCAAATTCTTCCACTGTAACCTTGTCTGTTAAATCTTCATTATGGAATCCCCAGGGATACGCGACATTATTCGGATCATCGAAGGTTCTAACAAGGGCGGCATTAAAGTCATTCTTTAGAAAGAATAGTTTCCATAGAGTAAAGTTTTTTGTAAGGGGTCTATCCAGAACAAACTCACTGAAAAGTGGGGCAATGGGACCATAGGGAATTGCTGGCAGGGGAGTACTGCTAACAACATATCCCACAAATTCCCCGTTGATTCGTACTGCCCTTCCTATATAGTTAACCCCTATTACGGGCTCCCAATATACCTTATTGGTTCCGGCCAGAAGTCCAAAATATTTTGTAACCGAACTGTGTGTCTGTCCTCCGGAAATACCCCACACGGGAAATTCTCCCTGGGTAGCAGTAATTGTTTCTGGATAAAGTGTACCGGCATCTGTCTGAGAATATTGGCCGACGTCCCCGAGCCATCCTGGGGGAAACTGGACAACTAAATCCTTCCTATAGGTATCCGAGCCCCCGACATTTATATGCTGGCTTACATAAACCGGATCATTGAACCCATGCCAGATATCTTCCCCTACTTTGGAGAATTCGATATCTAAGAATATGGTCCTAGTTCCTATTTCCCCTCTGTTAGAAAAGGCATGAAGGCCCGAAGGGCATACTAAAGATACTATTATTTCCTGCTCAATTAAATCCGTATTTGGGGAAGCATTTCTCACTGCCTGATATTCCGATAGGGGTATAGAAGGTCCCTGGTCGCTGTTTAGGGATACGGCCACTGTATCTCTGGCCACTCTTCCTTTATAGTGGGACAAGAAATTTACGGTGTTATCGTCCCACAATCCCTCCGATACTTCGGGCTTATTAAAATCAACTAACTTATAAAAGACATCGGAGAACTCGCCTATTGGAGTATCCCCTATTTTTATATTTCGGATATTCATTGGCCCTAATCCGAAATCGTATATCGCATAGAAATATTGAATAGGTTTTCCGGTAGCCGGGTCTGTTTCTAATTCGGTATAGGGATTGGCTGCCACTGCCGGAAATACTCTGTGAGTCCCGTATGTCTTGGTAACTGTTTGAAGTTTTCTTAATTGATTTGATTGCCCAGAAATGGAATACATTTGAGAGCTGGAAAGATCTCCCGTTCCCAGGTCTAGTCCCTCTGGCACAGGAGGGGGAATTAGGGCATTCAATAGCATGGTAGCCGCAATCGTAGCCCCGGCTGCGAACAATCCCGCTGGTAAAGTTCCCGCTCCGTATAGGGATGCCCCGGCCCCTCCAGACACTACTGAAATTGCAATTATGGCGGCCATCCTAAAAAGGTTCCCGGAATCTCCTCCCGATATTTTAGGAGCGATGAGAACATTATCTGAGGAATTTAATTTTACAGATTCCCATAATTCTGGGGCTATCGTATAGCCGTTAACTACCGCCACGAAATATTCCGACGAATTGGTTTCCCTTGGGATAATTCCTATTAGGGATCTCTCCACTGCATCCGACAATTTTTCTCCGGAAGATACCGGAAATTCCGTGTCAGAGTTTTTTCCCATTAG